CCGCGACGATGGCCGGGCGGTGCGCATCGACCCGCAAACTGTAACCGGCCGGGTCGAGCAGCGTTTCCACCCCTGCCCGCGACACCAGCTTGACGCTGTCGATCGCGGCCACCGGCGCCACCGGCAGAACCTGTTCCAGTGGCGATTGCCAGTGGCTGAGATGCCAGTTGAACCCGCGCCGGAACAACGCCTTGCCGATCCGCGCCTCGATCGCCGCAAGCGCCGCGCGCAGGCTGCTTTCCAACTGCGCATCCTGGCTGCCATCATCGGCAAACCCGGACGCAAGGCGCAGGTGATCGGTCAGCTCGGTGATCGGCAGAAGGGCACTGGACACTGAGGACATTTCGACCATCATCATGTTGTTTTTTCTCCGCAAAGACTGCCTCGGGAAGGGTTGGCATGGACGGGCCCGCACCGCTCATGCGGGGGACCAAATGGCTGGAGGCCGCGAAAGCCCGCCCATGCCGCCCACGCCCCGAAAACCGGGGCGCGGGGTCTCTTGGCCACCGGATCAGGCGATGCCGAACTTCAGCAGCTTGATTGCGGCGAAATCGCTGACATCGCCACCGACGCGCTTGGTGGCATAGAACAGCACATGCGGCTTGGCGCTGAACGGGTCGCGCAGCACCCGCAGATCCGGCCGCTCCGCAATGGTGTAACCGGCGCCGAAATCGCCAAAGGCAATCGCCATCGCGTTCGAGGCGATATCGGGCATGTCCTCGGCGATCAGCACCGGATAGCCCATCAGCCGCGCCGGTTCGCCGGCGGCCAGCCCGTCGGACCACAGGAAGCGGCCATCGGCATCCTTCATCTTGCGCACCGCGCCGGCGGTCTTGGAATTCATCACGAAGGCGGCGTTGGCGCGATACCTCGCGCCCAGCGAATAGACCAGATCGACCACCGCGTCGGCCGGGTTTACCATGTCGAAATCGCCATCCGTGCCGGTGATGACGTAGCCCAGGTTGCCCCAGGACCAGCTCGCATCCGCCACCGTCGTATGGCTCAGGAACCCGGTCGGCTTGTCCACTCCGTCCCCGACGACGAAGGCCATCGCCTCGGCGCGGGCGAACTTGTCGGCGATGCGGCCGGCCAGCCAACCCTCGATATCGAAGGCGGTGTCGTCAAGCAGGCGCTGCGACGCCTTGGGCAGCGCCGAAAGCTCGTGCAGCGGGATCGAGATGCGTTCGATCTGCGGCGTGTCGGTTTCTGTCGCGGTTGCGGTTTCGGTGGCCCAGCCGGCGCCCACGTCGGTGGTGTCGACCAACACGTCGAACGAGGTCGCCTCGACATTCACCACGTTGGCGATCGCCCGCAGGCTCGACGCGCCGCGCAGCACGCCCTGGATCATCTCGGCAGTCTGCGGATCGACGAGGTAGCCACCCTCGGCATTCACCGCGGTGTTGAGCGCCTTGCCCTCCAGTTCCAGCCCGCGCAGGCCGTCATCGTCACCGGTGCGCAGGTAGGCGCCAAGCGCCTTCGTGTGCGGCGCGGCCTCGTTGGCGGCGGCGGAAAGCGCGGGGCGCAGATGGCTCATGGTCTTGGTGTTCAGCATGGAGATACGCTCTTCCTGTTTTTGAAGTTTCCTGGAAATGTCGTCCTGAAACTGACTGAATTCATTCAGAAATCCAGTCAGTGCAGATGTCACCTCGCGGGTCGGGTCGTCGGGCATGGCCCCGCCGCCCGAGCCCTTGGTCTCGGTCTCGGTCATCACGTCATCCTGATTGTTGGAGGGAATGCGCGGGCCTTAGCGCGCCGCCAGTTTGCGGCGGGCGTCCTGGAACACCGTCGCCAGTTCATGCAGGACGTCGCCCTTGGCCTCATTGGCCTGTCGGGTGCCGACCCGCGCCTGCGGAAGCATCGGAAAGGTCACCAGCGACACCTCCCAAAGATCCACCTCGGAAAGGAGACGCTGCCCCTTGTCACTCTTGCTCGCTCGGATCGTGCGATAGCCGATCGACAAGCCGTCGATCGCGCCCGCGCCGATCAGCGCCGCCGCCTCGCGGCCCTTTTCCACCGCATCGAGGATCCGGCCCTTGACCCAGAGACCTCTGCCATCCTCGTGCAATTCGTCCCAGACCCCGATGGGTTGCGCCGGATCGTGCTGCCACAACATCTTGACCCGGCGGCCCTGCGTCGCAAGCCCCTTGAGGCTGCGCGCATAGGCACCTTTCTGCACCACATCACCGCCTTGGTCGCAGGCGTCGAACAGGCTTGCGTAGCCCTCGATCACATGGCCGTCGCTTACCGTCAGCGCCTCGTCGAAGCGGCAGAATTTCACTTCCAATCCGCTTGGGGAAAACTCAAGCATTCCAATCTCCTATCCAGCAGAGCTCATCTGAATGATGTCATTGATCGCCTGCGCCAGAACCACGCTGACAACGCCGAAAACGGCTAGCCACAGCCGCCGCTCCAGCCGCTCCAGCGCCGTCTCGATCGCATTGAGGCGAAACTCCAGCGCCTGCCAGCGTTCATCGGCGACGCGTTCATTGGCCTCGATCCGGGCATTGGCGGCGTCGAACGGGGCGTAGAGGAAGCGCGAACCGCCCGCTTCGCCCCGCCCGCTCATGCATCCTCCGGCAACGGCGGCAGCCCCAGCATGGCACGCTTTTCGGCAGGCGTCAGAAACGCGGCCTCCGCCACGCGGGCCCACTGCGCATCGCGCTCCACTCCCAGCGCCGGCACCTGGTCCAGATCGGGCCGCAGCTCCGCCATCTCGCCCGCATGACCCGCCAGCCAATGCGCCAGCGATGCCAGAACCTTGGCCGCCAGCGGCAGAACGGTCAGGCGGTAAAACGCCCGGTTTGCCTCGGCGTAATTGGCATAGGTGGCGTCGCCGGGAATGCCCAGCATCATCGGCGGCACCCCGAAGGCCAGCGCGATATCGCGCGCAGCGGCGTCCTTGGTCTTGTGAAACTCCATGTCCGAGGGGCTGAACCCCATCGGTTTCCAGTCGAGCCCGCCTTCCAGCAGCATCGGCCGCCCGGCATTGCGTGCGCCCTGATGGTGGCTTTCCATCTCCGCCTGCAACCGCTCGAACTGGTCGGGCGTCATCGTGCCCGCGCCATCCGCGCCGCGATAGATGATCGCGCCAGAGGGCCGCGCGGCATTGTCCAGAAGCGCCTTGGACCAGCGCGAGGCGCTGTTGTGCACGTCAAGCGCAGTCGCCGCCGCCTGCATCGGCGACAGCCCGTAATGGTCGTCTTGCGGGTGGAACAGCTTCACATGGCAGATCGGGCTTGCCCCCTGCACGTGGAAGCGGTGTTTCTTGCCGCCCACCGCGTAATCATAGGCCACCGGCCAGCCGTCAGACCCCGGCACGAGGCTCATCCGGTCGGACCGCAGCACGTGCAACTCCCCCGGCAGGGTGCCATCGGGGCTGACCGCCTCGACATAGCCATTGCCCGACAGCAGCAATTGCGCGTAGAGCGCCTCAAGGAACTCGGCCTTCCCCTGCGCCCCGTTGGGCCGACCCAGCAGCGCCAGCAGCGGATGCACCCCGTAGCGCCGCTCGGCATCCTGGCACAGCACCGGTAACGCGGCAGCGGCCTCCGCGATCAGCTTGACCGCGCGAAACCCCACCGGGTTTCCGGTAAATCCCGTCTTTGTCAGCGAAACCGTGTCGCGCGGGCTCCACGCCACCCGGCCCGACCCGGCCCAGGCCACCACCCGGCCGGTCGCCGAGGCCTTGGCCTCCGGCACCTCCGGTTCGGCCCGTCGCAAGAAATCCAACACCATCCGCGTGTCTCCTTTTTTCCGAATTGAAAAGGGCGCCCCCGCAGATTGCGAAGACGCCCCGAAAGGGCGGATGAGCGCCCCGTTCCAGCGGTCCCGTCAGATTGACCGGATCCCCGGCCGCGCCTGTCCCCGCGCGGGAAGAATCATCCCGTCGGTCAGCGCCCAGACAAGCGCATCGACCCGATCGGGGCTGCCGCGCCCCTCGAAGCCGGTGATCGTCATCCGGCACATTTCGTCTTCCAGTTCCGGCAAGGCGCCCAGATGCGCCACCCGCCCCTGCTCATAAAGCGCCGCAACCGGTTCCGCCCGCGCCACCTTGCCACGAGAGGCATGGACAGAGCGCACATTGATCAGCGAGTCGACCATCCGAACCGCATCGAGCACCAGATCGCCGCCCTGGTTCACCTCGGCCACCATCCGGTCCGCCGCGTGGCGGTGATAGGCCGCAACGGCCGCCTCCGCCCAGCCATTGGCCGACACGCCCCGCACCGAACAATCCTCGATGACCACCGCGTGCCAGTCGCGCGGCGGCCCGGCCTGCACCACGCCCACGACCACGATCCCGCAGGCATCCGATCCCGAATGCCCGGTCACCGGCGGATCCACCGCCACCGTGATCCGCGCGCCCTCGGGCACCGTGTCCACCCGCGCACCGTCCAGCAGCCCTTGCGACCACAGCGCCCCGTCGGCCTCCTCGATCAACGCGCCATCCAGCTCCTGCCGCCCCAGCCGCGTCGCGCCGTAGCGCGCCCGCACCTCCTCAAGGAACGAGTCGGCCAGGAACGCCCGGTTCGCCTCGGTCGGCGCGTGGGTCGATACCGTGCTCTCGCGCCCCAGCAAATCCTTCAGCACGCCGACATTGCGCGGCGTCGTGGTCACGCAGACCTGCGGATGATCGCCCAGCCGCAGCCCGAATTGCAGCATGTCCCACGTGTCCTGCGCCTTCGGCCATTTCGCCAGTTCATCGGCCCAGGCGGCATCGAATTGCGGGCCGCGCAGCGCCTCCGGGTCATGCGCGGAATAAAGCCGCGCTTCCGCCCCGTTGGGCCAGACCAGCCTCCGTTCCCCCGCCACCCAGCGCGGCCGCCGATCCGGGGGGGAGCAGGCCAGAAGCCCGCTCTCCCCCTTTACCATGACCGCCAGCGCCTGGTCATAGGTCTCGCCCACCAGCGCCACGCGCCGGGCGCGGCCGGGGGCCGTCGGCGTTGCGCCCTCGACCATGGCGCGTACCCATTCGGCGCCGGCGCGGGTCTTGCCCGCGCCGCGTCCGCCCAGCACCACCCAGGCCCGCCAACCGCCCTCGGGCGGCAACTGGTGCGGCAGAGCCCAGAAGTCAAAGAGCCACGGCAGCGCCGCCAGCGCATTGTCACTCAGCCCCGCCAGGACCGTCTCCACCGCCTCCTGCGGCACGCAGGCAAGCGAGGCGGACCCCGATCTCAGCCCGCGCCGCGTCGAGGTCGAGCTGCCCGGCACCCGCCTGTCCGATCCGCTGTCCTGTTGCATCACGCGCCTTCCCCTCCAATTGCAGCGCCAGCATCAGGGCGCTGTTCATCTCCTTGATTTGCCTTGGAATCTCGGCGCCCTGCACCGGCCCCTCCGCCTTCAGTCGCTCCAGTGTCCCCTCCAGAGCCTCCTGGGTCGTGTCGAAAACCTTCATCGCGCGCGCCAGCATCGTTTCGACCCGCGCGGTGATGTCATCAATCTGATCGGTCATGAAAAAAGTCCCGTGCTTGAAAATCCCGCACGAGCAGAAACGAAAAAGCGACCGCCGAGGTCACCCCCGGGGCCGCTTGCCCACGTCTTCCAGCATGTCACAAGGTGTACACGGGACCGTTCGATAAGTCAATAAGTTTATTACTTTCAATATGTTAACGCCACCAACGACCGCTAACGCATCATTAACCAAGTCCCTTCATCTTGGCAAGCATACCTCTGAGGAGCCACCGAAGGGCCACGGGGATTAGCCCCTGCCCACGATCCACCCGCGCAAAGCCCGACCCGCGTCGCCGCCACAGCCGATGAGCGTCAGCGAAGAGGCCACGGACCCCGCGCGCGCAAGCGCGGCGATCCCGCCAGAAACGACGACAACCAGGTCGAGTTCCGGGACTTCACCCGCTCGCCGGTGTCAAAGTCATGCTGACACCGCCAATCGCCGGCCGCCCGGGCGGGTCATGCCAAAGGCATGCCTCTGGCGTGACCGATCACACGGCACAAACCCGACCCTTCGCAAAGCACACCCATCCGACATTGCATGCTTCCCATCGCCCGGCGGCCTACAGCAGCACCGCCGCGGCAAGGGCCAGAAAGGCGAAGAAGCCCACGACATCCGTGACCGTCGTCACGAACGCGCCCGAGGCCAGCGCCGGGTCGATCGACAGCCGGTCCAGCGCGACCGGCACAAGAATCCCCGCCAGCCCCGCGATCACCAGGTTGATCACCATGGCCGCCGCGATCACCATCCCCAGCGCGGGCGAGCCGAACCACGCCACCCCGACCACCCCCATCACAACCGCAAAAATCAGCCCGTTCACCAGGCCGACACCGGCCTCACGCAGCACCACGCGCGTCAGGTTGGACCCGGTCAGGTCCTTGGTTGCGATCGCGCGCACCGCGACCGTCAGGCTCTGCGTGCCCGCATTCCCGCCCATCGAGGCAACAATCGGCATCAACACCGCCAGTGCCACGAATTGCGCGATCGTGTCTTCGAACTGGGCGATGACCATCGAGGCGAGGATCGCGGTAATCAGGTTCACGAAGAGCCACGGCAACCGCTGCTTGGTGGTCTCGAAAACCCTATCCGACAAGCTGCCCTCGCCAACACCGGCCAGACGCAGGATATCTTCCTCGGCCTCGTCATCCAGCACGATCATGGCGTCGTCAATGGTGATCACCCCGACAAGGCGCCCGTCGCCATTCACCACCGGTGCGGAAATCAGGTGATACTGGTTGAAGGCATAGGCGACCTCGGCTTCGGGCTGATCGGCTGGGATCGTCATGAAGGCGTCTTCCACGATGTCTTTCAACGCCACATGGCGCTGCGCCGACAAAAGCCGCCCGAGTGAAACGTTGCCCATTGGTTTCATGCGCGGATCGACAAGGATGACGTGATAGAACTGATCCGGCAGCTCGGTGGTCTGGGCACGCAGGTAGTCGATGGTTTCGCCCACGCTCCAGAATTCCGGCACCCGCACGACCTCGCGCTGCATCAGGCGCCCGGCGGAGTCTTCGGGATAGGTCAGCGCATCCTGCACGGCGGCGCGGTCGGCAGCGTCGAGAATGCCAAGGATGGAGGCG